CTGGGGTTGTCTTCGGTCTGGCCTGTGTACAGCATCTGTCTGTCTGCGCGCTTGGCCAGGGCGACTTGTTTAGCGGAATTAAATTCCACTGTTGCGAGCCGGTCTGGGCGGTTGCTTGGCGCAGGAGGGCGTCCGGATCGGTGATCGTGTTAGGATCATCCTTAGGATCCGTGTCCTGGTAGAGCAGGAGTTGGCAGGCCAGGGTGTTGGGAACGGAGGGGACATAGCGAAGGACGAACTTGCCAAAGCGGTAACGCTCCCAGAGGTCCGCCAGCTGAGTCAGTCGAGTTCCGGCGTACATACTCGGGCTCACGGGAAAAGTGGCGCGGATGCGGTCGGTGGCTGAAGCTGGTGTGCCCGTGATAGATACGCGGCCGAGGAAGTCACTGCCCGAGAACGTGCTGAGAGCGTTGTTCATGGGGCGGTAGTTGGCGTTGGACTGCTGGAGTCCAACGTTTCCTTGACTCGGGCGGATCTTGGGCTGGGCTTGGTTGTTACGGCGGCGGGGTCGTCGTGCTTTTCCGTTCGCGGGCCGTGCGGCCGGGGTGGCTACGTTGCGGTTGTTACGCTGCATGGTGGTTAGTATGTTGATATACTAGCTGCCTTGGGTGTTTCACTTGAAACGGGCGGCGGTCTCACCCATACGCTGGAGGACCAATGCCAGCCGAGGGGTTAGTATACAACATGCGAATCACCGTCCACTAGGTGGTCATCAACGACTAGTGGACTGACAACTGTAACACCGTTCTTCCATTTTGCCAGCTGTCGCTCGTAAGACAGCTGGAGCGCTCCGGACCAGTTGGTGGTGAGGTCAACGGACGCCCTGCAGCAAGGCTTAATGGGAGTTCGCTCGGCTTTGCGGCCGGCGAGGAGGCGCTCTCTGTCGTAGTTGCGCAGAGTGTTGAGGCGCCGGCGCATCATGCGTGTGCTGACTTGTGGGCCCAGATGCTCGATCAGGGCGTGACTCAGCGGCCCCACAATCGGGGTGTGCGAGTCTGTGGCCGCATAACTGAGGGCCTTGCACAACGCAAGTGACTTGAGGGAGCCTTGCTTGCAGGTGGCTGGGAACTTGGCCAGCGTTCGGGGGATGTCGCAGTACTCCATGCCGCAGCCTGCACATGTGTGTCGCCCGCAGAAGTTAGCGTGCTCATGTGTGGGCGGGATGACAACCTTGAGGTTGAAGCCTAGGAGGCCTGCGAGTTCGAGCCCGTTGGTGAGGGCTGGCAACACATCCGCGTCGCAGTGGATGATACCATCGTCGCGTTCGTGGAACGGGCACCAGGTGTCGGGGTCGACAGCTCTGGCGCAGGCCCAAATCACGAAGCGGTTGACAACGCCGTTGGCGATCGACGTATGGGCGGCGCCAGAAGCACGGGTGCCGAGCACTGAGTAGGACGC